CAATAAACGTGCTGTGAATTGTGCTGTATGCTTCAAGCCCTGCATTCAAGCTCTTCGATACTGCTTCAGCAACCGTCTCGACTAATCCTCCAGAGCCATCGATCTTAGAAGCAATTCCTGTAATAAATCCAGAAACAAGATTTGTCCCAAGTTCCTGTGCAGAATCCTCAGTCAATGCTCCTGCTTTAATCAAAGCAGTGCCAAGGCTTGCCCCGATATCCTCTACGCTCGTTTGAGCCTTCATCTTCTCGGCAATGCCTTCTTTTGTTGCCTGACCAAAGGTATTAGATGCTGTCTCCTGAACCATTGAAACATCTGCGCTCTCTAGGTATTTAGCAAAACTATCAACAACCCCTTGCGCTCCACTACTTAAATCAGCATTCATGGCGGCAGTATTAACGCCATTTGCAATATTTGATCCTGCTAACGAATAGTTCCCATTTGCGGTTGCATTCTCTAACGAAGTCTGAACTTTCCCACTAATAATCTCAGCAGACTCAGTAGTATCGACATTTGACGCTCCATTCTTTAGCTCTTTTTCTATTGCCAATTCAAATGACTTTGTTATATTCCCAAGGTCATATTCAATGCCATTTTCTTTAGCTTTTACTTGTGCTCTTATTGCCGCTTCATATACTGTTTCATTGCCATATTGATCAATTAGTGCTTGTATCTGATTTTCAATTGTCTTCCCATGCTTTCCACTTCCAGAAAACCACTTTTCTTCTCCAGTAACAAGGTCAACATTCGATACAAACAGTCCAATAGCAAGCCCTATCGTTAAACCAACAAGTATTCCAGCTGGCCCAGCAACCATTGCTCCAATAGCCGCCCCTAATGCACCAAATCCAATTAATCCTAGCACTCGCCCAATAAACTTAACTGGATCAATCTTTACGCCTTCATCAGTAACATCAATTGATCCCATTACAGCCATTGTTAATCCAAATCCTACAAGGAACCCTGCAAAATGCCCTCCTGCAATCTTCATTCCAAGCATTCCTGCCATAAGCCCAACGGGAACTCCCAAAGCGCCAACAATCGAATCTAAAAGCCCTTCTTTGTCAATTGCAAGTTGCCCATCTTTACCGACCTCAAGATTCTGCATAACCAATCTAATGCCAGTTCCAATGGTTAACCCTAACAATGCGCCGCCAATTCCGCCCTTAACAAGACCTATTCCTGCGGCAACTAATGGAAGCCATTTTTCTATCTTTCCTTCTAAATCCTGTATCCTTCCTCCTCCATCTTTAATATCCAATGCGGTCATGTTTAAGATGAAAGAAGAAGCAATAGTCGCGGTTACAATTCCTCCCGCAACGCTTCCAGTTAAAGTGCTACCAAGCAAAAATCCAAGCGCTGTTCCTAATACAGATGTTATCCCACGATCAAGATCAGCAGTTGTTAACGGTTTCCCGGTAAATATTGGAAGCAACGTGTCGATACCTATCCTAATATTTCCACTTATATTCTCTAAAAACTTATTTAATCCATCCCAATCGGCACCGTTCAAATAATTAGCAATAGTTTCAATTGCTGTTGAAACAATCGTGATCCCACCAGAAACAGCTTCAGAACCAATCTCAATTAATAAGCCTAATGCTTTTTGAATTTTTTCATTGCTGAATAGCGTTTTCAAACTATCAAACATGCTTCCAACGCTATCAGACGCTCTTTTAATTGAGTTCGATATGTTTGTCCAATTAATATTTTTAATGGTTCCAAGAACAAGGTCTATTACTGAAAAATCGAACCCAATAAATTTTTCTACTAATGTTGCAAGCGAATCAACCATCGCTTTACCTTGAGGGCTTTCCAATCCCTCTTTAATTCCTTTTGCAATCCCACCAACATCCTCAAGAACGGTATGAAAGCCTTCTGCAATAGCATTAAGAATCGGAGCAACGTGCAGTTGAAGAATCGGGGTTATATCATCTTTAATGACCTTACTAATCCCATTCAATTCATCAAAAATGACTCTTACATCCTGCACTAGAACGTTTAACCACCCAGTAGTCTTTACCCACTCAGTTGCCTCTCGAACTATTGCATCAACAGACTGCGAAAGATTCGTAACGATCTCCATAATATCGGCAAATATCTGTTTGCCATTGTCCGCATACATCCATGCTCGATCAAACGCAAGAACAAATTCAGCCGCAAGATCAACAATGTCCTCAAGCAATGTCTTGAGGGACTGCATCATCTTTTCTCCGCGACCATTCTCATCCCACGCCTCTTTCCATGTCTGCTTCAAATCCTGCATCAGAAGTTTTAATGCTTCTCCTAGCTTCTGAAGCACAGCGGGCATTTCTGGATCAACTAAGCTTCCTGCTCCTCCTCCACCGCCAGAATCTTGAAGTTTATTAATTTCATCAAACCCCATTAGGCTTTTCTGCATAGAACCCGCCGCCGCGCTCGTCTTTTTTGCCGCTTCCGATGCGCTCATGCTCGATAAGCCGATCAAATGAAGGAATGTAATCAGATATGAAATTAACTGCGATATCAGATTGACCAACATTGTAATGACTGGCCCAATTACGTTTCCGATGGCAGTCCATGCCGCCGTTAACTGATTCTGTAACTGCTTGTTAGATGCAAGAAATGAACTAGCTCCTCTTTGAAGAATTCCGAACGCTCCTCTAATTCCAATCATTGTAGGGAGCAACCTTTTGAATGTATAAATCAAATTAGTCGCAGACCGTTCTGCTCCCTTCAAGCTTTCTGAAGCATTCCTTTTTAATAATCCGAATCCTCTTCTTGCAACACTCCCAATGGCACTGCTTATTTTCTGAAACCCGCTCTTAACGCCATTTATCAGCGAATTACATGCGCTTTTCAATTCGTTTGCGCCTTGCTTGAATCCACTCGTGTCTAATTCAGTTTTTATCGTAATTCCATCTTCGCCCATAAACAGCCTCCATTATCTATCAAGCATCGCAAGCAACCTCGCTTTCTCTGCTTTTTCTTCCTCAGACTCTTTATGCCGAATCAGCACCAAGTCTTTATTTTCATTGAAAAATTCCTGCTCCCACTTCTCCAACTTCTTTCCTTTGCTTCTTTTAGAACGAATATTGAGAACAGTCGCAAATGTGCATTCACCGACTTCCATGTAATACCCAAGAAATGTCCACCAATGCAGATATTCCATGTCTCGGATTTCTCTTCCCGCAACACGATTAATCGCAGGAACCATTAATCCCCAATCCTGCTCGAAATCAATCAGCTTTGCCTGTTGCGCTTTCTTGCTTCTGTCTTCCCCCGCATCCATGAACCAACACAATTGTTTGAATGCTTCCTCGTAATCATCTATCGGGATATCCTCGAAATCCTCATATAAAATAAATAAGGCAATGTACGCCTTCTCCGAATCTTCCAAATCCGGGTCGTTCATTGCCTCAATAATCTTTAAAATATCCCTGTAATCTGAGCGTATCGCATATTCTTTGCCGTTAATCTCAAGTTCCTTCGGCAACGAATACATCATTTTCTGCCGTCCTTATGCTTCCCACTCTTCTTCATGTAATCTCTTGTGTATTTGCTAATTCGAGCATTAATCTTCTCAGTTTCCTTGTCAAATTGCTGTGCAACAAAATCAGAAACCGCATTAAGCGCAGTCTCGCAATAAAACACTCCGTCTGACGGACTAAACGGCTCTATTTTCCCAAAGAATGCCTCAGACATGTTCCCACCGAACAATTCATCACACACAACATAAAGACGCTCTTTGGCTTGTTTGAGAGCTTCCATATACTCTTCATCGCTTGCGCCTTCTTCAATATCCTGCAACGGCTCAACAACATCTTTGAATTTTTCAGATGCTTCTTTAAACCTATCTATAATTCCAATATCTGTCGGGTTAAAATAAAATACCCCAACCTCTTCGCCTAATGTATTTTTAATAGGAACCGCGACCCGACCATCATCAACAACGATTGATAATCCCTGTCTCTTATCGCTCCCCACATTTTCCACATTCATCAAATCTTTCTCTTCCATTGCAAAATCCTTTCTTAAACAAATAAAATTGAGAGCGCATTATTGTTCATAACACGCTCTCTACCCCCATCTCCGCTGTTAACGGATATACCCACTCCCTGCTTGCCTTTAAGCAAGACAGCTTTATTCAGTTTAAGTTGCGGGCGTGAAAGTCCACCCGGTCGCAGAAGCATAACTCCACGTTCCAGATACACGATTGCCGCAGTTGAGCACCTGAAACGGAATCTGCATGCCAGAAGTATCGCCGCCCATCGACTGCGGTACAACCATGCAATCCTCTCTGTACGCCCAAGTAACGGAACCAGAGGTGTCAAACAAAGCTTCAACACGAGTTGTCTTGCAATCATCTCCAGTCAAACGACCGTTGACGATCGCCGCAAGTTTCGTAAACAGTGAATCGCCCTCGTAACAATAGAACGGCTCAACCGTGCTCTGCACTTCATATCCATTATGCGTAACATTCTGCTCACCAAGAATGTTCTTCCGAATCTCGACCTGAGGATTCAGTTCTTCGGCATAACTTTCAAGGTCTTTTCCTAGCCGCTGATAATCCGTGGTCGTACTTCCGAACGAAACATCGATGTAATGAGCAAGATATTTTCTCTCAATCTTTCCTGCCATTTATCTCTCTCCTTATTATCTGTCGAATTCGTTTCTGTATCGAGCCTGAATGGAAATAACCCAATCCTCGCTCATGTCACCATTTGTGACCGCAAGATACGCAGGAGTTGTTCTGCTGATATCCATGATCTTTGTTTCCTCATCAGAAGGATTCAACTCAGGATACTCATTTAACTTGTACTCCGTGTCTCCTATCTTGACGGTCTGCATTTCCAACCATCTGCCAAGCGTATCAAGCCATTCTTTCGCATTCGCCTTCCTTTTCTGCGTTTGCCCGGAAACCCTGAACAAAACCGTAAACGGATAAAGGCACATCTGCTCAACATGTCCTGTTATGCTTTCCTTCTCATACTGCACAACCGCACCAGTTGTCGGGAACATCGCTTTCCCATACTCGCAATTCAATTCGGAAAACCTGAACTTTTCCCCCTTCTCCAATCCGGGGTAAGAATTCAATAAATCCCAAATTGCAGGGGTCAGCAAATCATATCCTTCGACATCATAATGTTCGTTGTTCTGAGAATTATTCTCCATTTAACCACCTTCAATCTTTCTCCGCACCCCTTCAGACCACTCCCTGCCATGCACTCTCTTTGTAGCCTCAAACCACATTTTCTGTGCTGTCGGGCAGGAATATCTGATCGGTTGCCCTTTCGTGTTATACCCGTAATAGAGCAATGTCGGATACTGCGGTAACGGTTTTTTGTAGACATATAAGTTCCCAGTCCCATACCTCGGTGCATTTACTGCTTTTAAATAATCCCTCAACGCCCCGGTCTTCATAGGAACAAACGGCTCCATGTCTTCAATGATCTGCTGATCTAACCATTTCTGAGCTTCTTCATGTCCTTTTGCCCATCGGCTCATATCGATATGCACATAAAAGTTTTTATCCCTGATATCGATATTGGGGAAATCATCCTTGTTAATCAAGGAATCACCTCCCGGTTATCTCGAAATGCGGAATCAACGAGTATTTTGTGCACCCAGTAATTGCAAACACATTATCGTATTTGTGATTCATATAATTGTAGAACCCCGGCTCATAATCACTGTCAGAGATAATAACATTTGTATTCCCTAACTCTT